ATGACATTTGAAGAATTAAAAAATAAATTTGCAGGCGAAGAAGTTACTGAAGAAGAATTTGAAGAAATAGAAGAAAATGAATATGTAAGAGAAGTTGAAAACAACGGGAACAGTGGACAACATTTTAATTTAACATGGTATGCAGTTTATGGCGAAGATGATGAATTTGATATATATGGTTAAAATAAAAAAATGAGAGTATTAATTATCCTCTCTTGTACCCGATATTGGAATTCTTAAAAGATATTAAAAGGATAAAACAATGAAAAAAGTAATTAATGGAAAAAGATATGATACTGAAACTGCTGAACTTGTTGGAGAATATGCAAATACTTATAATTACAGCGATTGGAATTATGAATGTGAAGAACTTTATAGAAAAAAGACTGGAGAGTTTTTCCTATATGGAAAAGGTGGACCAATGTCAAAATATGCCATTCCTTCTGGAAATAATAATTGGTCAGGAAGTAGTAAAATAATACCTTTAACCATAGACGAAGCGAAAAAATGGGTTGAAAAAAATCTTGATGCAGACGATTATGAAAAGTTATTTGAACTTGAAGAAGAAGGAAATATTGCATTCAGTTTATTGTTACCTGAAAATTTATATAATAAGTTAAAAGATGAAAGCGATAAAACAGGAAAAACTATGAAAGATATTATTGTTGAAGCTTTGGAAAGTGAATTAGATTAATAAAGTTATATTTTAAGGCGAAAGTTATTTTTTAAGGAATAGTATTGGTATGCTAATAAATTTAAGGCTCTTAAAACTCAAAATATAAAGTAATGGCTTATTTACAAGGCTTGTAGGAGTTATTGTGGCAAAAAAAGTAAAAGGAAAATGGATTTTTGAAAAAGGCGAAAAATTTGAACATGTAACTATTATAGACCCTAAAAGAATCGATAAATTATATATACTTGTTAGATGTAATCATTGTGGGAAAGAATTTAAGATCCTAGCTAGAAGAATATTAGGTAGCCAGGCTTTAAAAGGCTGTCCCGATTGCTCAAAAAAATTTATTACAGGCAGACCCAAAACACCAGATTTAAAACCAGGATATAGGTCGGGAAAATTAGTTGTAATAAAAAAATTAGATAAGAAAAAATATGATGATAGAGTATATAAATGTAAATGTGATTGTGGAAATTATACAGAAGTTAAACATTATAATTTAAAAACAAAAAGAATTTTATCGTGTGGGTGCCTAACAGAAGAAAATAGAAAAATATATGTAGATACAAGAGATGGAGTTGCTTATGAAACCCTATCCCTAAAAAGAAGTAATAAAAACAATAAATCTACAGGAATAAAAAATATTTATTTTGTAAAAAGCAGAAATGAATATTTAGTAAGGATTACCTTTAAGAAAAAAATAGTAGCTAATAAATATTTTGGAAATTTAATAGATGCTAAAAAATACAAAAATGAAGTTTTTAATAAAATAAATCCAGAAATAAATAAAGCGTCTGAAAGAACAGAAAAAGAATTAGAAAATAAAAGAAAAAGAGATAGAAAATAAAATCTATCTCTTTTTTACATATCATGTTATTAATCAAATTATTTAATTTTTTTAGTTTTTCAACACATCAAATGTTAATAATCAACATAATCCGTCTATCAACTAATAATGATAATAAAAATGAAAGTTTATGATTTTAGAACATTTTTATTACAGCTTCATTGTAAACTATTTAATAGGATAAGTCAAATGTTTTTTTGAAAATATCCACAAAAAAGACCACCAGCAAAAAGCCAGTGGTCATTGTAGAAAATTCCGTAAACACTATATATTGTCTACCTGTCATTTACATTATACTACTTATTTTTAATTTCCCATACCTTAGATTCAATAGCATTGTTTAAAAATAAGTCTGTATTTTCAAATTCTTCATTCAATATATCTTTTGTTTCTTTATCTAACATATCTAATACAGCCTTTTTACTTGCGTTATAAGCATCTTCCATTGCTCTTTTATCAAATCCGTCTTTTTCTTTTAACTCTTTTACAAAAGTTTGATTGGTAGTATTTACAGCTAATGTAACAACTTCCAAAGCCTTTTCGATTGCTTTTTTTGCTCTCTCATTTTTTATATTTTTGTTTGTATATTCTTTTACTTGCCCTATTAATATTTTAATTAAAGCAAATAAGCCAATTGTTAATACTGTTAGCATTAAATTATTAAAAATATTATTCATAACATCCTCCTAAAACTTAATCCAAGGTGTAGTATCTCCTGAAAGTCTCCTGCAAGCAACATATCTTCTTTTACCAGAGCTTGCACCAATATAAGAGATCCATCTATAACCATCACCTTCCCAAACTTGGTCATAATTTATTTCTTTTCCCACAGGATATTGTGCCACAATAGGAGCATTAGTATTAGGTGCTGTCCTAACATTACATACATCTAGAGTTATTCCCGTCCAGTTTTCATTTTTGATAAATACTCCACCATTAGAGCTTGTACTTGCTTTCTTTACTTCTGGATATACTTGTTTTCCTTCACTATCAAACACCTTATATCCGTTCTTTTTCGCTAAATCTATGGCACTGTTAAGATTTTTAAAAGCCCCTTTTTGACTTTTAGAATCATCCCAAGATTTTCTAACTCTATAAAGATTAGATGATGTGCTTGTAGATTTACCACCTCTTAACCTTTTGTTTACCTCGTTTGCAATGTAGGTAAATTTGCTACCAAGATAAGGACCAGGACAAGATGTTTGAGCATACCACTTGTGCATTTGTAAAACCCCGTCAGTTCCACCAGTATAAGTACAATTTTTTATTCCATTACGTCTACATATATCAGTAACCAAATCTATAAGAATATTCAAGACCCTATCAGAAACAAGCCAAGAACCACCAACTTGACAATTTGATACCTCTATCGTTACCGCCCTATTATCACACCAAGCCGAAGATGTTGTCCAAGCTCTGTTACATTCATCCACAACTAGAACAATTTTATTATCGTTTCCTATCCCATAATTACAAGACGCTTGTCTGCTTGTAGACTTAAACACATTGCCAATGGTAGCAGCATTTAAAACTCCTGCTGTATGGTGTATAGCTATTTTTGTTATAGGATTTTGCCTTCTGCCGCTATGGTTTGGACTGTAGCTCACTAAATTAACTAAATTAGAATTACTCATAATTCCTCCTTATGCCAAAAAAGGACTAGCATATTACTAGTCCCCTATCGTTTTAAACTTCTCACTGCTTCCTTAATTTCCTCTGCCATTGCCTTTGTAGCCAATTCCTTGGTAGTAGAATGTAATAAGTCAATTTTATCATCAATCTTATCCACCCTAGAATTTAAGTCATCAAAACTTTGCTTGGTATCGCACGAATGTTTATTTAAACTAACCTCGTGCAAATCCAACCTTGACGTGTTTTTCGCAATGATTTCCGTTAGTTTATCGTTTATTTCGTTGCTTCTTTCAAATTGTTTATCTTGATTTTTTTGCCAAGTTCTTCTGTCGGAAATATAGAAATATAGAAACAAACCTGCTATAACTATCAAAATTCCATATTCGCTTATTGCCTTTGCTAACTCTAACACAATTTTCTCACTTCCTTTCGGATATTTTTATAAAAAAGAGAGCTTTCACTCCCTTTCTTATTCTGTTACTTCTTCCCAACCATCAGCAAATTGTTCTGGACTAAAGGTATTCGCATCTATTTTAGACTTGTATATTTTTCCCTTAAATAAGACCTTGTCCCCTTTTTTATAAGAATCGTGTGCTCCTGTTGGTTGCTTAAACTCTGCTACTACCTCTGTTTTACTTCCGTCTTTATTTTGGATTTCTACATTTAGATATTCCCTATATAAGGCTGGGGTTGCTTCTGGTAACCAAGTTGTTTGACTTGTATGCTCTTGTATTACTTCGTACACCTTGTCTTTATAAGTAAATTTCTCATTTTCCTCATAAACTTTTCCAATTTGATAAGGCTTATATTGGTTTAAGATATTTTCTTTTTGTTCCTTGTTTAAATCTTTTGATAATACAAAAGTTTCAAAAACTGTCTTTATTTCTTTTTTAAGTTGTTCAACTATGGTATCTAGCTTATCAATTGCAATGTTAGGACTTGCTTCTCTTGCTATTTCATTAAGTCCAAGCTCAATTAATAAACTGTCGCTCTCATTTCTCTTGTCCCCTTTTAAAAAGATTATAAAATCCCTCCAAGGGTTCTCTTGTTGGATTCTTATTTGTGTTTCGTCTTTTCCTTGGTAATATTCTTTTGCTTTTATTTCGTACATTTTTTATCTCCTTTATTCAAATATATATGTTGGTTGTTCGCTTGTTTGTTTAATTTCTATATCTAACATTCCATTGGTAGATATTGTAAATACTTTTTCTGTTTTAAGCATAAAAACTGCTCCACTATACATTCTTTGTTCAGCCTTATAATCTACTTTGGCATTAACAATTTGTTTATTATTTCTTATTCTTAATTTTAATGGCACATTAAGAGGTAGTTTATCTTTGTACCCACCATTAAAATTAACAGACCCAAAAGTTGTAATTTCAAATCCGTTAAACTTTATTTTCTCCCAAATTAATTTCTCTCCTTTACAAACTTTAAATATATTGTTATTTCCAACAGACTTTGGTTTTGATTTTAAATTATTATTTTTAATCATTTCCTACTCCGTTATAAAATAAATAGTATTAGAATCCTTAGTGTATATTCTGTTATATTCAGCCTCTGTACCAACCCAAAATCCTAAAGCTTCTGAACTGTTTTGATTCTTAATCCTTATACTATTTCCTACAACTTCCACACCCTTTCCACCTGTATAGGTGGTGTCTGTGTATTTTGGGTTTGATGGGATATTTAATTTACTTTTCAACTGTGATATTTCACCGCTTGTCATATTCTCAACATCAAATACACCATCATCACCCTTTGGTCCAGTAGCTCCTGTAGCACCTTGTATCCCCTGTGGTCCTCGTGGTCCTACATCTCCTTTAGCTCCTGGGTCTCCTTTTGGTCCTTGAGGTCCTTGTATCCCCCTAGGTCCTTGTTGACCATCTACACCATCTTTTCCTGGTTCTCCCTTTAGCTCCTCTTTTTGCTTATCAGTTAGTTCTATAGGGTCGCCTTTTTTAAAGTACTTGGTATCTAGGTTAGCTTTATCAGTATCATAACTTTTTCTATCTACAAAATCTTCTTTTGCTGGTACATCTAACTGTCTTTTAATATCGTCCAGTTGGGACTGGCTCATCTCTGCTATATTGATTGTTCCGTCTTTTCCATCTTTACCGTCTTTGACAACAATAGTATCGTTAGTATCAAACCTATAAGTTCGGGTCAATCCATTTTGAGATTGGTCTACAATCCTTGGACTATCTCCCTTGTCCCCTTTAAGTTTTTCATAGGGAATTTCCTTAATCGCTTGGTTTAACGCCTTGCTAATGTTTGATTCAAAATTATTTCGTGTAGTTTCAAGACCTTGTAGAGTATCAGATTTTTTAGCATCTATAATAGATATTGTTTCGCTTGACTTATCCTCAATTTTTTTAAGTCCATCTTGAGTCTTTGTTTCTAGTTTATCAATCCCATCTTGCACCTCATCATCAATGCTTGAAAGTTCACTATCAACTTCTTCTTTAATTTTAGATAAGGCTTGCTTTTTGCTTGTGTCAATTTTGCTTAAACTGTCGGATTTACTTTTTAACAACTCACTAATTGCACTAGATTTTACCCCGTTTATTTTTACTATTTGCTTTTCAAGTTCTTCTTTGGATTCATTTTCAACCTGTTTTCTTATTTCACTAAAAGTCAATCTTGTTGATTCTGCTGTTTCCTTATTTAATAATTCTTTGTAGCCTTTGACAACTTCAATGACAAAATCATTATCAGACGGAAAAATATATCCATTACAATCTATTTCCAATATATAATCGTCGCTTGCAAGATTTCCTGGCAGCTTAAATTCCACTTGTCCATCCCTTACAGTAGAGCTTGTTTCCCAATATCTACCATTGTTTGGATTGTGTAAACTTATATTTGCACTTTGCCCATCAAGTTTCATCAATGCTCCATTAGAATCTTGCAAGGCAAATTTAAAGGTGGAAGACCTATCAGCTTGTTTTATAACCCTTCCACCTTGTTTTTGTTTTAAATTTAATGTATTTAAGGACATATCTTAGTCCTCCTCATTTTTTTCTTTGTCTTTTTCCTTTTCAATTTCAATCTTCAATTCTTCGTTTTCTGCCTTTAATAAGGCTATATCGTGGTTAGCGTGTGCCAACATATCTATATATATTTTTATTAAATTATCCATTAAACCTCCTTATGTTGTTGCAACTCTACGCTTGTATTGGGTATCTTGAACATACACTGCTCCACTACCTGCTATATATAGTCCTTCACCCTTTCCATTTACAAGACCTATTCCATCAGAATAATTTACAATTCTTATTCTATTTCCACCAAAAGTGATATTACTCTCAAATTTGCAATCACTGTTAAATGTTGCCTCACCAAGAGCTTGAATGTTAGAATCAAATCGCACACTTTTATTAAATTTAACAGTTTCCAAAAAACTTGTTGCATATCCACTTGTAGAAAATCGTGACTTACCATATATATCAAAATTCACATAATCGTGCCAAAGTCCATCAGCCTTATCAAAGTACGATAATCCCAAATATCCATCTCTATAATGTCCCATATTTAAAGAAAATCCCTCAGCACCACTTATCTGTTTCGTAACATTAATCGCACCAAAAACTTTATTGTCCCAACGATTGTCTTGGAATTTAATGTTGTTGTAATTAATTTTAATACCAATATCATCATTATTATTTAGCGTTTGAAAAGTCCCTTTAACATTAACAAAAGACCCATCAAAATTAATGTTTCTTGCTTGTACAGTATATTTGTCAAACTCTTGCCTAACAATAGAAGAAATATCCTTTTTAGAAACCTTATTTTCTATCTTATCAGCCGTCTGACTTATCCTACTATTAATATTTTCCAAATCCTTGGAAACACTAGAAGAAATTTCATTAGCTGTTTGAGTAATTTTACTGTCCATCTTTCCCAAATCCTTGGAAAAACTTTCAATCTCACTTTCAATATTTCCTTGTTTTATCTTTAAACGTGTACTAACCTTTTCAACATCAGACACTTTTTCATTAATCTTATTAATAACATCATTATTTTCCAAATCAATATCAACATTTCTAAAATGTAAAGTTCCACCATCCCAATACATAGAATAATCACTCGGACTTTTACCAATCAAAAACGTACCATCTTCCAAGTTCCAACGGACATTTCCACCAAGTATAGTTCCAGCTACCAATAAATCAGCAACAAAACCCTTACCTGTTCCAAAAGTTCTAAAATTCCAATCGCCATTAGACTTTTTACTATCAGCAATTGCAAGAGTTCCAGCTCCAACATAAATTACCCTTTGTGGATTATCTTCTATTTCTCTATCAAAGCTGTAATATCCAGCTGGAAGTCCATATTTATTTCCTTTTTTAAGCTCATAATTGTAGCCATCACGATTAAAAGTAGCATAGGTCAACCCCTCAACTACCTTATCCACAAAAGAACTTCTAAGGTCAGATTCCGTTTCTTTTAGCCTGTTTTCTAAGGCATTTAAACTTTCGCTTAAAATTTTCTCCCTATCAGCTGGGCTTGTTACTAACCTATCCCCAAATTCAACTTCTAAAGTTTCATTTAATAAATTTCTATGTGCTTTATAAATTCTAGTCCTGTAATAAAAATCTAAATCTTTTCTTATTATTCTTACAATATCGCCAACATTGGTTCTCGACCTTTTTTTCAATTTTTGTTTTAAATTGCACAAGAGGGCGTGAAACTTTTACTAAAAAATTATATCCTGCCTTTATCAATTCTTTTGGGTCTTCAATATCTTCAAAAATTTGAACCCTTGTTCTTGGTTCGCCATCGGAAAAACCAAACTTATTTGTCATTTCTTTAAGTTCAAGATATTCTTGGCCTTTTGGCTTATCTATTGGGTCTCCTTTGGATTTTTCCCAAACAACATCGTCAATTTTTATTCTTCTGCCATATCCATCAGTTGGTTTTCCTTGTTCGTCTACCTTTTCTTCGCCTTTTCCTCTTGGTATAACTCTTGTATAAACCTCAGATACATCAACCTCTTTTACAACCTCAAGGGCATTAGATCCATAGACAAATCTTTCTCCTGTATCTTCTCCCCTAAATTCTAATAAATCAATATATCTACCAGTTATTTTATTTCCATCAAAAGTTAAATAAAAATGTAAATCCATATTCCAAGTTTTAATAATCTTAGATAAGGCTTCAATCCTTGTACAATCATAAAAGTTAGTAGACAATAATTCACTATCATCTACCCTGCCAACTTTCCATCTTGACCCTGCAAGTGCAATACCTAAAGCAGAACTAGCTTTAACCTTATTAGGTCTTTTGTCCCTTATATAACCATAAGATTTTAATTCATCAAAAATTATATGAACCGCCTGATAATTAACCGTATAATTGTCAGATTCAGAAGATATTACCCTGTACATTTGAATTTTTTGATAATCTTCCATATCCTTATGGGCAACATACTCTATATCATCCATCTTATAATTAGATTCAATAAATACTGCAAATTCCAAGGTCATTAGCTTATTTAATTCTTCGTGCTGGATTGAAGATTCAAGTTCGGATGAAAAAAGCTCACATATTAAATTTTCGTTTTTATCAAATAAATATAACATCAATAGCTCCTTAACTTGTACTTAATCTCATAATCACAAGCACTAGATAAGAGGATTGTGTCTTTCGGATTTACAAAAAAGTTTTCAAAATCACTCATTAAATCCATAGTCGACATTAAATTCCTGCCATTTAATAAACACTTTTGCTCTTTTAATGAAATATTAATCCTATTATTGGATTTAAAAAGATAAGAAAAAATAGTTTTACCATTTCCATTCATATTTTCAAAAGTAAATTTATTAGAATCAGAATTTAAAACAAATTTCATTTCTAAAATATCTACTTCTTCTTTAAAATCAGGAATTTCAATTTGCCTGCTATTCCCCTTTAAAACATAAGTTTCAATACTTGTTTTCATAGGATCTACACAAAGAATTTTAAAAGTAGAAATCACAGAATTTTTATCTTCCTTAAAACTTCCAATTTCACTTATTGTTCCTGTGTAATAAAAACTTGGGTCATCAGTCCAAGTCCATTTCGCTTCTTCTTGATGTAAAATCGTTATGAATTTAGATAAAAGCTCTCTAAAAAGTTCATTTGTCTTAGCTTCCAACAAAAACTCAACTTCTATAACAAGGCTTTGTATATCAGAGCTAAAAAACTTATTTGCCCCAGCCTTATTAGACTTGTTTCTTGTAGATTTTGAACCAGCACTTTTCCTCGAAGAAAATTTCATAGTTTCAATATCTCTACCAAATACAGACCTACCCGACACATTCAAAGTCCTGTATCCGCATAATTCAGTATCTAAATTAAATCCATTAATAATAGTTTGAATAGAGGCATAACTTTTAAGGTTAGCCTCGTTAGTGTCAATAAACTTATATACCAAAGTTTGCCTCCAATCTTAAATCTTTTCCTTGTTCTTGTGTAATATCTCTTGATATCGCTCTAAATTCTTTATTTCCAAGCCTTAAATTAATAACTAATGGCATTGCCTTACTATTGTTATTAAAATCGCTATAAGAAGAATTTAAGCCTGTATCAACGCCTTTTATAGTGTTAGATAATCCATCAACAGCATTATTAACATATCTCTTAGATTTTTCTAAACCTACTGCAAGTCCTTCTCCTGCATAAGAACCCAAATTCATCAAAACTCTTGATGGTGAGTGGATTCTTAAAGCTGATCTAATTCTTGCAGAAACAGAAGCAGCGATTGATGAAGCAAGTGCCATAATAGAACCTCTCGTGCTTGCAAGCCCACTATAAAAACCCATACCAGCGTTATATCCTGCACTTCTCATTCCACCTACGCAAGAATTCATAATAGATATAAGCCTACTTCTCATACTACTTGCAAGACTTGTCATCCTATTACAAGCAGAAGAAAAACCACTTGCCATTGAGCTTCCAGCTTGTCTTGTTTTATTTACAACAGCAGACCACATTGAATTATTTAAAGATTTTAACCTATTAGCATAAGATGTAAATTTACTTTGTAATTTACTTATATTGCTAGAAAAAAGAGCATAATTTCTATTTAAAGCAGATGTAGATTGAGAATTAAACCTATTCCACATATTAGAATTTGTCGCTATAAATCTACTAGCAAATTGTGAAAATGAAGCATTAACACGATTATTCATATTCGAAACACTAACAACAACCCTGTTAGTTCCAGAAGTTACAGTTGCACTTATATTATTAAAAGAGGCTGAAAATCTACTAGACAAATTAGAAAGTCCAGAATTTGAAATACTGTTCATCTTTGCCATTGTAGAAGAATAAGCAGAAATAATTTTTTGCAAATTACTATCAACCCCCTTACCTAGTGCATTAAAAGCATTAGTAAAAGAATTAGAAACATTATTCAAAATAGTATCAGTCTTAGCTGGCAAAGTTCCAAGCCTCATCTCAAAATTAGAATTTATTGTATCAATTCCACTTGTTACAGCAGTATTTGCCCTTTCGGTAGATGATGTTATCCTATTTGCCAAATCTTCATATTGTCCAGATGTCGCCTCGTTGGTATTGGTAGCATCAGCAGGTAACTTTGTATTTAAACCATCAAATTTGCTGTTAGCTCCATCAACTCCACGACTAATAGAATCAATCATATTGTTTGCCATTTCATCAGTTTGCCCCGATACATTGGCATTCATTTCTTCTGCAGTTATAGTTATTCCATCTCTTGTAATTTGACCCTTAGAAGTTATCTCTTGTTGGATTTGATCCATACTCATTCCAGTATTAGCTTGCAATTGTGCAAGCTTTTCTGAAACTCCCGTATTCATTAATCCAAATTGTTCTATAAATCCCGATTTTGCTAGACTAGCATTTTCAGTTGCACTTGTTGCAGCTTCTCCTGTTTTCGTGTCAATATCAAGTTTCATAGAATCAAGGCTTGTGCTTACATCATTTTTGGCACTTTCTGCCTCATCTTTACCTGGACTAAATATATTTTTAAAAAATCCTTTAACTCCACTAGCAACTTTCCCAACAACTCCTGCCATAGCCTCTAATATTCCACCGGCTAGAGCTTTTATAATCTCCCACGCAGCACTAATTATCGCTGGGATATTAGTTATAATTCCTTTTACTAAAGAAAATATTAATTTAAAACCAGACATAATGATTTGAGGTGCATTTGTAGCTAATGATTGAGCGAAGTTTTGTACTATTTGAACCCCCGTTTGTAAAATTTGAGGTATATTTTGAACAATTCCTTGTACTAATTGAACCAAGAATTGCATACCAACAGACAAAAGCCTTGGTATAGCAGTTACAAGGCCATTAATAAAAGAGCCTATAACCGTTATTGCTGATGATATTAATCTTCCAGCATTAGAGCCTACAGAAGACACTAGAGCAGATATTATATTAACCCCTTGTTCCATTATTACAGGTATATTTGTTGCTAATGCATCAGCAAAATGAGTAACAAGGGTAGTACCTTTTTCTACAAATTCAGGTATTTTTTCAGTAATTTCATTTCCTAAATTAGTTATTATTTCAGGTCCTTTTGTTTTTGCAACTTCTAATAATTTATCAATTTGGTCTCCAAATTGAGAGTATAAAAGACCAAGTCCAGCCAAAGCTATACCTATTACAGCAGCAGGAAATAATGAACCCATAGCAGCATTAGCCATGCTTACCATATTTCCAGTATTAATTCCAAAAGAACTCAATAGACTTCCTGCTTTTCCTAGTCCAGAACTTAATCTTCCTCCAAACGCTCCAACCTTTGAACCCATTGCTTGGAAATGTGTTCCAAATTTTTCGTCTAATGAACTAACTGCTTGACCAATTTTTGATGTAAATCCAGATTGAATTTTCCCAGGAACTGTAGACATTTTGTCATACATCTCTAAAGCCTTGTCCCCAAAAGCAGGAAACTTACTACCAACTTCAAGAAATTTGTCCCCAAGTGAACCAGCAGCATTTTTCATTCCATTACTTACACTTGAAAATAGAGAACCTGAACTTGATAAAATTCCAGTTGCTGTTTTAAAAGCATTACCAACTTGTGATGCTACCCCAATAACAGGCGATAAAGTTTTTGTTATCTTTCCACCAATTAATAAAACTGGTCCAATAGCAGCCAAAAGACCACCGATTTTTAAAATCATTTCTCCTATAGCTTTTTTTGAAGAATCAGATAACTTGTACCACTTTCTAGCAAAGTCATTAACCCTATCTACAATATCTTTAAGAGCAGGAGCAACAATGGAAAATATATCCTTTGCTATATTCCCAAAAGTATTTTTTAAGGTCATAAGTTTAGCGTGTAAAGTATCCCAAGCTTTCGCCGCTTCTTCTGCTAAATCATTTCCGTAATTATATGCATCATTTGATTGTTTTATAGCCTCAGATAATAATTCGTGGTTTTGAGCTAAAGATTTAACAGCATTAGATTCCCTTACACCTTTTATGCCTAACATATCCAAAATTTGGTTCATATTTCCACCAGATTTTGAAGCACTATCAAGACCTTTCATCAAATCTTGCAAGGCTTCTGTAGGTTTCGATTTCCATTTAGCAGCAAAATCTTCTGCACTCATTCCTGCAACCTTTGCAAAGTTTTGTAATTTTTCTCCACCACTAGCCACAGCCTTATCAACTTTTGTCATCACTGTAGACATAGCAGTTCCACCTGCTTCTGCTTCAATTCCAACAGAACTCATAGCAGTAGCAAGACCCAAAACATTTGGAGTTGTTATCCCTACAAGCCTAGATGATGCAGCAAGCCTTGAAGACATATTCATTATTTCAGCTTCACTTGTAGCAAAGTTATTACCAAGTCTAACAACAGAATTTCCCACTTGTCTTATACTTTTTCCTACATCAAGACCCATTACATTGGCAAATCTTGCCATTTGTTTTGCACCTTCTTCGCCTGCAAGATTAGTCGCAGAACCCATTTCAGCCATAACTCTTGTAAATTCTAACAAGTCTTTTTTCCCATGGATCCCCAATTGTCCAGCAGTTTCTGCCAAACCTAAAAGGTCATTAGTAGATACAGGAATTACAGAAGACATTTCAGAAATATCATTACCAAAAGCCTTTAAATCATTACCAGCTAATCCAGTTGTTTTTCCAACTCCAACAAGTCCAGTTTCAAAATCTGCAAATTTTTTGCCTGCATAAGTAAAAGCAGCACCTAATGGCAAGGTTAGTTTTGTAGTCAAACTCCTACCAATACTTTCCGTAGCACTCCCAATCTTAGAAGCAACCGAACTAACTTTCCCAGCTTGTGTTTGTAGTTTCTCGACTGCCTTAGTCGCTTGATTAAATTTAGAAGTAAATCCAGAATCAACCGCCGAAAGAATGGCTTCAACTCTATAACTCATATTATTCACCACCTTTCTTTTCGTAATTTCTTACATTTAAAGCGATATTTCTTAATCTATCAAAGGTATTGTCATCTTCCGTTTCTTCGCCTAGAACCTTTTTTTCAGCCTTTTCATAATCAAAAATATCTTTAATATCATTGATCACATAATAGGTCTTTTTGCCCTTAGTTTCCGTTTCTTTCAACTTTCTTTTTAAAAGTTCATTCTCGATAAAATCTCTTTTCTTATCAATTTCTTTCAATCTAAAAGCTGTAAACATCATGTAAAAGGCAACTAAAGTCATTCTTTCAAGCTCTTTTATACTGTCGGAAAAATATCTTAAACCATTGATAATTAAGTCCTTATAGAGTAAAGGCTCTATTTGCTTTTCTTTTCCTCTACCTTTTCCGCTTTCTTCATGCTCTCCACTACTTGTAAGGCTTTCTTCTTGGTCGCTGATTGAGTTTTCAATTGCTCTAAAAAATCATCACACAACTTTCCTAAATCTTCATGATTATCTAAATATTCTTCAATATCCTTATCGCTTGGTTTTTTATCTAAAGTTGCAGTCGCTGCCTTTATAAGTTCAGGCAAAATTAAAACATCGCCTGTATATAAAGCAGTTGTAGCATTTTCAATTCCTAATCTGATATCAATACCATTTGTATTTTTTGACCTACCTTTAGAAATTTCCCTACAAAATTTAAGACCAAAGTTTAATTCATAATCATTTCCATTTATTGTTAAATTCATATAATCTCCTTAAAATTTATAAAATAAAAAGGACACTTTTTTAGTGTCCTTCTGTTCCTGTTGTTTCTGCCTTTTCATCAAAGATAGTTACATCTCTAAAAGCATAAAGAATTGCTTTTTCTTGGTCTTTGCTAATAGTTGCAAATCCATCTTGTGGAATTCCATCTATTTTCATTGTTGTAGATATTTCCGCCAAATCCTCAACATTTGCTGGCATTTCCCAAGATTCAAGTTTTCCTTGCATATATTTTGCAGGATATTTACCTTCTTGTGCTTCTCCTGCCAAATCTATTTCCCAACATTCCAATACTTTTTGTTCAACCACTGATTTTTTTAACATCTCGTTAACTTCATCGTGGCTTGCGATAGCGTTTATTTCCAAAGACACTTCTATTCCACCATTTGATGTAATAGCACCGTCTTTTGTTTGAGTTGTATCAACGTTGTTTTCGTATGATAAAGTATGTTCAGTTTGCAAAGCTAATTTTGTAGCTTTTTCTTTTTTAGCATTTTCTAAAAGTCTAAACATCAAGATTTTATCTTTTCCATAAATTGCTTTTAACATCTTTTCACTCCTTAATAAAATTTGTAAGTTAAATTCAAAACTCCGTGCCAAAGGGTTTCATTTGTCGAATTATCAGCTAAAACTCTTGTAGAACCATCAAGCAAAATCCAAACGTGAGGGTCTGTAAACTTGTGGCAAGCTAAACCAATCTTCTGGCACATTGTTTCGCATTCTTTTCTCGATTCTTTCTTTGTCCATATGTGTATAAAAATAGAGGCCTGACCTAAAGAAAAAGACTTAGTAGCTTTTGGTTTAAGGTCGACCTCTCCTAATACAACAAAAGGGTATGCCGTTCCCTCTTTTGGTAAAAAGGGGTAACAGTCATACCCTAAATCCTGTATTCTTTTAAAAATTAGATCATATATTTCTTGGTTCATCACTTATCCATCTTTTCCAAATCCTCTATAAATCCTTTTTCTACACTATCTAAAGCAGGCTTAACAAAAGGTTCAGCTTCCATAAATCTTGTCCCATATTCTGGATAAACCGC